CTCCGCCATTTCGACGGCCAGATTAAGGGCCGTAACCTTACGGGATTGATTAGCACCGAACCAAGCAGAGGACATTCGGGTATCCGACGAACGACCAAGCTCGTGGTCAGTGAGGTAGGTGACTGCATTGAATGCTTGCCACCAGCTACCCTCGGCATACTGTGCACCAGGCTGAGTGTGCAAGATCTCTACAGCTTGACGAGCTGCACGAGATGCCGGCTCATTGGTGAGCAGCTTAGCACCGGTAGTCATCGGGAACACTCGGTTGAAGTACTCTACGATGGTCTCGTTGGTGTACTGCTTAGAACCGAGGAACTTAGCCATCTCTTCGTACTTTGCCAGCTTGTCGGTGGCAATGCCCAAAGTTTCCTTGACGGCATCGGCATTGAACTCACGACGGTGGTTCATCTTAGCCATACGCTCAGACTGCTTGCTCAAGGACAATGACAAGGTGTTGTTACACACCACACGGATCGGAGTGAACCGTACGTCGATGCTCTTGCCATACTGGTGAGGATTAGAGAAGAGCAAGAAGCCTTCCACCTTGTCACCACCGAAGAGGTCAAAGAAGCTGTCCTTGACCTTAGCCAATGCCCAGATGTTACGACCACCGTGGAGAGATCCAGCGGTGTGCATCTCCATGTCACCGGCATTGACATACTCAGCAAAGAACTCGAAGGCTGCGTGGTTCTGGACTGGATTCCAGTCATCAGACACAACGTCGAGGATCTTGTTGTCAGAGGATCGGACAAGAGCGGACTTACCGACGGCGATATTCTCACCGGCGATATTTGCAAAAGCAGGAACCTTCTCGACAGTCCAATCGAGGTTGGCAGCCTTGAGCATCTGCTCAGGGGTTAGGTCAGCAGGGACGGCAGTGCCGAGACCGTGCCAAGGAAGTTCACCAGCGTAAGCCATTGAAGCCTGATCGCCGATCATCTCGAGTTCGTGAGCCATGATATATTTTCCGTTTCTGTGTGTGTTTGTGAAAGTTAGGTAGTCAGCTTATATTGTTATTATAACCAGTCGTGAATTAAAGTACACAACTATTTTAGTTCATCAAGGAATATTGATACTTTGCTTCTTTGAAGATAGCCCGATAGGTGGCTTCGCTGAAGTCAAATCCGTCACATTCCATAGCATCCTGGATCTTAAGAGCGACTTCTAGATCGATCTTGAGCTTTGCAGCGATATCCCGAGTAACAACGTTCATGATCAATTTCCTTTTTGTGATCAGCTTATATTGTTATTATAAGCAGTTGTGAATTAAAGTACACAACTATTTTAGTTAGTAACGCAAATAGCAAAAAATGCCACTGCGTACACGAAGAACGCGGCAGCGGCGAAGGAGATGACGTTGTAGGCGATGCGATAGAACATGAGCTTTTTTCCTTGTGATCAGCTTATATTATTAATATAAACCGTTCTCAATTAAAGTACACTACTATTTTCGATAATGAGCTCAATTTGCGCATTAAATTCTTCTTGTGACAATCGATCATAGGATGACCCCTGAATCGGGAGCAGCTTACGTTTTGTGATGTCATATGCAAAGTGATAGATCTTGCTGACGTCATCGTCATCTACCACCTCAGACGCGTATGAGAATCCTCGGTGCATTGCAGCATGATAGTTCATTATGGTTTTTCCTTAGAATAAATCCAAAGCTCGTTTGGATCATTGAAGAGGTGTATATAATCAATGTCATTATGATATTGATGCATGCTCGATACGCGTACAGGAAGATCTTCAGGCACTTGTTTGAGCTGCTCCATTAGCTCACCTACTGTCATCATGCAGCCTTCCGTACACTGATCCGATCCTTAATGTACTGGTCAAAACCAGCCGTCGAAACTTCGTAGCCATCACGCTTCAACCAGGCCTTGATATGAGGAAGGATATATCCTTTTTCCTGGACGATCATCAGCGGAGCCATACCACAATCAAGCAGAGCAAAGTACTCTTCAACGGTGAAGTTCTTGATCAGGAAGGCTTTGAAAGAAGCAACACCGTCACGAGCATGTTTGAAGCGAGCAACAAACTTACGATCTTCGTAGTAGCTGTCGGCGTGTGGCTGATAGTGGATGTAGCCAGCGTGGGTGCTGAGGTTTTCTTTGGTGAACTTAGTCATGATCTTTTTCCTTGTGATCAGCTTATATTATTAATATAAACCGTTCTCAATTAAAGTACACAGTTATTGTCGTTTTTGTTAAAGTTTTCTCGTGGTGACGGTGGTCTTACCAGTCACAGGATCATGGTGCACGTGGTGTGCATGGAACTCGACATCAGGATGATGCTGCTTGAGCTCAAGAAACTTATCAAGATTGTCGTGGCTGTCATCGTACAAGTGGACCTTCTTGTAGCCATTGGCCTTGATCAGACCGTGAATGACGGCCTTCTTGTTCAAGGCTGGAGGACCGGATCCAAGATTACCGGCACGACGTACGTGGATCTTACCGATATCGATACCATACTTCTTGAGATGACGACCGAACTTGTGCTTATCATCTAGGTCGGCACGAGCTGTGACCATCTCAACGTTCTTGTTACGTTTATGGATGGCCTTCATCTTGGCGATCATCTTACGGATAGGATGAGCAGATCTCTGGAACACAGCAGACGACTTAAAATCAGAGAAGTCGTAGCTGTGTCCAGGATGCAATTTATGCGTATTGAACTGCTGGTTGGTTAGAGAGTGGACACGTTTACCGTGCTCGTCATTCACATGGATCTTCAACTTGTCATGATCGTGAGCGAATAGCGTCTCATCGATATCGAACAAGTGAGCCGTCTTAGAGACGGGATCCAGAGCTTCAGAGAGGTAGTCTTTGAACGTGTCGTACATCATATTGGTAGTTTCCTTTATCATATTTATATCATACGACATTAAGGAATTAAAGTACACACTTATTTTAAAAACAATTAGCTTAATTGCAGCTTGGAGAAGTCCTTCCGACCAGCCTTACGTGACATGAATTGCATCGAGTCATCCTCAGCAGCACGTTCACCGAAACCAGAGTTGTCCATGACCGGCTTATCCACCTTGAACGTACTCTGTGCAGATACCTCTACATCATATAGACGCATCTTAGCACGATCCACACCGATAACGAATGATCGATGCAGACCTAGATCGTTGTAACGATTTTTGAGTTGCTTGATCATGAGCTGACCGATGTTCTCGAGTTCCTCAGTGGATATGATGGCGAACATCAGATCAGCCGTGGCCGGTAGACCGAAGCTCTCTGACGTATTGGTCAGATCCACATCAGAGCTATTGTAGCCATCACGGTTTGTCTGAGTGGCTGTGACGATAGGTAGATTGAACTCCACAGCAAGACCACGAAGCTCCTCAGCGATCGCCTTGATGTACGTGTATGAGTTCACATTGGCACCCATCTTCATACGTGAGGATGCACAGATGTTGAGATAGTCGATGTAGATGATATCAGGAGCAAACTTCTTCTTGAGCTTGAGCTCTTGAAGTAGGTGCCTAAAGTTACCAGATCCGGCCGATGATGTAGGATATTCCTTCACGATCAGACGACCTTTACATTTGGACCGTAGACGATCCATCTTCTTCTCGTAGACATCCTTAGGTAGGATCTTGAGCTCATCGACCGTCACATTGAGTAAGTTGGCATCGATGCGCTCTGCAATGCGTTCTTCAGACATCTCCATAGTGATATACAGCACATTGTACCCAGTGGTCAGATTGGCCGCTGCAGCATGACACATGAAGAGTGTCTTACCGACACCTGTACCTGCAAGAGCCACATTGAGACTCTTACGAGGTAGACCGCCACGTGTGATCTTGTTGAAGTAGTCCAGATCGAATGCGATCTTCTCCTCCTTACGATGATAGAACTCGTAACGAGACTCGGTATCTTGTAGGAAGTCGTGGCCTACACTGTTATCAAATGATACGGCCAGAGCCTCTGACAAGATCTGAGGGATTGCACCCTTGTCCTTGTCAGAGGTCTTACCGTCGATGATGGTAATAGACTCCATGATCGCATTATAGACAGCACGATCTTGGCAATACTTCTCAGTCTGATCTACCAACCACACCATGTCGGTCAATACATCTGCTTGAAGGCCATTGACCTTTGCTTGTGTAGTCTCGTGCATGTCAGAAGATAAGCCATTGACCTTATTCAGATCAATGACCACAGCTTCCTTGGATGGTAGAACATTGTACTTTTCAAGATAAGATGCCACAGTCTTGTAGATTAGCTTGTGACTATTATCTTGAAAGTACTCTAGTTTAATGAACGGAAGCACCTTACGGGCATACGTTTCATTAGTAAGTAGGTGCGCAAGGATCGTATTCTCTATCAATCATCTTCTCCATCGATGTCATCTTCATACTGCATGATACTACCATTGCCACCCTGATATGTGTCTTCAACATACTTATTGAAAGACGGTGACGATAGGATAGGATTCCAGAATGCAGCGGTGTTAGTATCAGCTCGACGATAGCTCTTGTCAGCAACTTCACCAGTCTCCATGTTGACCTTTTGATACCAGCCGTTCTTTGGCTTGATCACATGACCAGAGTCTAGTGCCATATCGAGTAGACCTGACCACTTCGAGATGCCAGTTTCCCACGTAACTTCGATGGGGATCTTGCTCTTCTCTTTAGAGAATCGAGACTTCTCGACGTTGATAATGAAGTTGAAACCGACAACTTCCTGGCCATCTTTCTCTTGTTGACGGCCAAGGATGTAGATATTATCAGCAGAATAATAGATGCCAGTACCACCAGATACGACAGCCCTCGAGAACATTTCCATAGTCTGATAGGTGTGGTTAACCACGATCAATGGAATGTTCTTGATGGTGAGGTGAGGTGTGACCATACGGAACAATGACTTAAGTTGCTTAGCACGAGTCATATCGGCAGAAGAGCTCTGCTTTAGAGCATCCTCAATTTCTTTCTTCGAAGCCAAGTTACCTACTGAGTCGATGACGATGATGATATGATCACCACGCTTGATCTCTTCAAACTGTTTCATGATATCAAACTTTAGTTGTTCG